GGCCATATTGGGTGACATATACACCAAAAGATATTCTAGGTTTTAGGTCTGAGATCATAGATGGTGTAAGGCAACTCACACAGTTGCGTTTATTGGAACAGGTTGTTGAGCCAGATGGAAAGTATGGTGACAAAATTATTAAACAGATCAGAGTGTTAGAAAGGGGTAGGTATGAGATTCACAGAAAAGATGACAAAAAGAATGAATATAAGTTATTTGATGAAGGTGAAATGAGCCTTAAGGATAAGATTCCCTTTGCTATTGCCTACTCAAACAGAGTTGGTTACTACGAAAGCCGCAGTCCCTTGTATGACATTGCAGAACTAAACCTCAAGCATTATCAGATACAGTCTGACTTAGATAATATTTTGCACATCAGTTCTGTTCCTATGCTTGCAGTGTTTGGCTATCCAAATGCAGATGAGATAACAACAGGCCCTAATGAGGCACT